CAGATGCTCGGGCAGGGCATCGCCTACTTCTTCGACTTCGTGTTCGCGCTGCGCGTGGAGCGCGACCCGGAAGGCAACGTCACCCGCTGGCTGCAGACCGGCCGCGACTTCACGCACGAGGCCAAGGACCGCTCGGGCGCACTCGCCATGTTCGAGCCGCCGAACCTCGCCGCCATCGCCAGCAAGGTGCGCGCCTCGATGGCTCAGGCCGCACATCCCCATGCCGACGCCGCCCCGGCCCCTGTGGCGGCCATGACCCACTGAAAGGAGGCCGATCATGGCCCAGTTTGCATTCGACGCGACGCAGGTCGCCCCGCAGGAATCGCTCTCGCCCATCCCGGCTGGCGTCTACGTCGCCCACATCATCGACTCGGAGGTCCGCCCGCTCAAAAGCGGCATGGGCCAGGCGCTGGCCATGACCTTCGAGGTGCTCGACGGACCCTACCGCGGGCGCAAGGTGTTCACGCAGCTCAACGTCCAGCACCGCGGCAGCGCCGAGGCCGAGCGCATCGCGCAGGCGCAGCTGTCGGCCCTGTGCCACGCCACCGGCGTGCTCAAGCTCACCGACAGCGTGCAGCTGCACATGAAGCCGGTGCGCATCCGCGTGAAGGTGCGCAAGGACGAGACGGGGCAGTACGGCGACCGCAACGAGGTCACCGGCTACGAGGCGGCTGCAGGCGTGACGCTGCCGCCGGCTGCAGCGTCAGCGCCGTTCGCACCGGCGGCTCAGCCCGCGCCTGCTGCGGCCCAGACTCCGCCATGGGCCAAGCGGGCAGCGTGAGGTCATGGACGACTTTGACCGCTTCATGCGAAAGGTCGATCTGTCAACGGCCAGCGGGTGCTGGCTGTGGACTGGCGCCACGAGGCCCGGCGGCTACGGCAACTTTTACCTTGCTGGACGTGTGGTTGGCGCGCACCGGGCCGCGTGGATGCTGATGCGCGGCGAGGTTCCCCCCGGAATGCAGGTGTGCCATCACTGCGATGTGCCGGGCTGCGTGAACCCGAACCACCTGTTCATCGGGACGCAGAAGGACAACATGCGCGATATGGACGCCAAAGGACGCCGCGTCGTAGCCGACCATGTTGGCCCTGGAAACCCGATGTACGGTCGCCGGCACTCAGCGGCGTCGCGAGCGCGGCAGGCTGCGGCAAAACACGGCAGGTACGTCGGTTCGGCGCACCCGCGGGCCACGGTGGACGAGGCACGCGTCATGCAAATCCGCGCGCTGCGCGCTGGCGGCGCGACAGCCAAGGCCATTGCTGCGCAACTGGGCGTGAGCTTCCACGTCGTGCGCAACGTCATCGGTGGCAAGAGCTGGAGGCACGTTTGATGGCCGCGATCCCCGAGCCGCTGCATGCCACAAGTGCCGCGATCTACGCGCTGCACGCCGCACGCATGGCCACCGAAGATTCGAGAGGCTACCTTGGCTGGTCGAATCTTGGCAGCCCGTGCGAGCGCGCCTTGTGGCTTGGCTTTCGCTGGGCTGCCAAGGAAAACTTCGACGGTCGCATGGCACGCCTTTTTGAAACCGGCCATCGCGAGGAAGCGAGAGTGATCGATGAGCTGCGTGCAATCGGCTGCAAGGTGTGGGACCGCGACGAGTTCGGTCGCCAGTTCGGCGTTTCGGCGCACGGCGGACACCTGCGAGGCCATGCTGACGCCGTTGTTCTCGGCCTGCCTGAAGCGCCAGAGACACCTCACCTTGTTGACGTGAAGACGATCAACGCGAAGAAGTTTGAAGAGCTGCTGAAGAAGGGCCTGCGTGAGCTGTTCCCAAGGTATTGGGCGCAGGGACAAGGCTACATGGGTGGGCTTTCTCTGGAGCGGGCGTTCTTCATCTTCGTCTGCAAGGACGACGACCGCATCCATTGCGAGCGCTTCTACTTTGACCCAGTGGAGTATCAGCGTCTGCTGGCGCGTGCAGAGCGCATCATCACAGCTCCCGAGCCGCCGCCGCGCATCAGCTCAGACCCGGCGTGGTGGCAGTGCAAGACCTGCGCCATGCACCCGCTGTGCCACGGCGACAAGGCGCCAGAGGTCAACTGCCGCACCTGCGCGCACAGCACGCCCGAGGTGGACGGCGACGCCCGCTGGTCATGCGCACATCACCGGCGCGACCTGACGATCGAGCAGCAGCGCACCGGCTGCGCCGGGCACCGCTACATCCCGATCCTGCTCGAGCGCATCGGCCAGCAGGTGGCCGCCTGGGACGAGCCGGACGGGAACGCCGCCGTGCGCTACCGCACGCCGGACGGCGCGGAGTTCGTCAACGGCGCGCCTCCGCATTTCAGCAGCGTGGAGATTCGCGCCGCGAAGCACAAGGCCATGCTGGCCGATGGCCAGGTTCAGCAGATCAAGAGCGCCTGGCCGGGCACAAGGATGGTGGCGTGATGCAACTTCGCCCATACCAAGAGCGCGTGCTCGACGAGCTGTGGCAGTGGTTCGCCACGCACGCGGACGGAGATCCCATCGTCGAGGCCTGCGTCGGCGCAGGCAAGAGCGTGCTGATCGCCGAGATGTGCCGGCGCGCCATTGAACAGCACCCAGGCACGCGCATCCTGATGCTGGTGCACAGCAAGGAGCTGATCGAGCAGAACCTGCACAAGCTGCTGGCTGTCTGGCCAAACGCTCCGATTGGCATCTACAGCGCCAGCATCGGACAGCGGCAGCTGGGGCGCACGATCACCTACGCGACCATCGGCAGCATCTACAAGCGCGCGCACGAGCTCGGGCACCTGGACCTGGTCATGGTCGATGAGTGCCACCTGATCGGCGACAGCGAGACCACCATGTACCGCCGGCTGATCGACGGGCTGCGCTCGCTGTGCCCCGCGCTGCGCGTGATCGGCTGGACTGGCACGCCGTTCCGGGGCGATGGCGTCTGGCTCACGCAGGGCGACCTGTTCACGCACCTGGCTGCGCGGGTCACGATGCGCGAGCTTCTCGATGCCGGTTATCTGGCGCCGCTCGTGTGCGCACAGACCGCTGCTTGCATCGACACCAGCAGCGTGCGCATGCAGGGCGGCGACTACGTGGTGTCTGCGCTGGCGAAGGCCTCCGACAAGGTCGATCTGGTGCGCGTCGCCTGCGCCGAGATCGTGCGGCTGGCCGCCGAGCGCCAGCGCTGGCTGGTGTTTGCCGTGACGGTGGAGCACGCGCAGCACATCGCCGACGAGCTGCGCGGCACGCACGGCGTGGCCTGCGCCGTGGTCATCGCCAAGACGCCCAAGGCCGAGCGCGCGGCGCTGATTCGCGCCTTCCGTGCCGGACAGCTTCGGGCCCTGGTGAACGTCGCCGTGCTCACCACCGGCTTCGACGTCCCCGAGATCGACTGCATCGCGCTGCTGCGCGCCACGCGCAGCCCGGTGCTGTACGTGCAGATCGCGGGGCGCGGCATGCGCACCGCACCCGGCAAGCGCGACTGCCTGTGGCTGGACTTCACCGATACCACGGCCACGCTCGGGCCGGTGGACGCCATCAAGGGGCGCAACAGGCCGGACGCCAAAACCGGCGGCGCAGCGCCCTTCAGGTACTGCGACGAATGCGGCAACCCGAACCCCACGGCAGCGCAGGCCTGCGCACACTGCGGCCACGCATTCCCGGTGCCCGAGCGCGTCAACCACACGCACGTGGCAGACACCGCGTCAGCCGTTCTCAGCACCGAGATCGTCTGGCACAGCATCACCCGCATCGACTATGACCGCCACCTGGGCAAGCATGGCAAGCCCGACACCCTGCGGGTGGACTACTGGAGCGGATGGAAGCGCGTGGCCAGCGAGTTCATCTGCCTCGAGCACACAGGCTATGCCCGCATGAAGGCCGCGCGATGGTGGATGGAGCGCAGCGAGCAAGCGCCGCCGGACAGCATCGCTGAGGCTCTTGAGCGCATCAAGGCTGGCGAGCTGCGCGAGCCCAGCCCGATTGCCGTGCAGATGGACGGGGGGTATCCGCGCGTGGTGTCGTGCCGCTTTGATGTACAGCGTGAGGCGGCATGGGCAGCATGAGCGCCATCGAACTGCGCGAGGTGCGCGAGGCGCTGCGCAAGCGTCTGCGCGAACTGGATGCTGTGCGCGCCACCTGCGAGCACTGCGAGCACTTCGCCAACCCGCCGACATGCGCGAAGTTCGATGCCGTCCCACCACCGGAGTTCAGGTGCGTCGAAGGCGCGTGCGAGCACTGGCGTTTCGACGGCATTCCATTCTGATGACACAACCCATGACACGACCCATGATCAAGCCCACCGAGTTCGAAGTCAGCAACGGCGAAGGCATCGGCTGCACCGTCAGGATCGATCCGGAGACGCTTCTCGACGGCCCGATGTTCTTCGTCATCGATCAGGACGCCGACTCCATCATCGTGACGCTGGAGTGTCTGCAGGGGCTGCTGGACGCGGCGCAGCACCTGCAAAAAGCACAAGAGTGTTTCAGGATCGCAGACCAGGAGCTGCTGACAGAGTGAGGAGGTCCAATGCAAGCACGGACAGACTCTAAAACGCTATCAGCCATCGAGCGAGAACTCGGAGTCGCACGCTGCTATGCAGCCTGCCGTGGCGACGATGACAAGCTCAACGAAGCAGACGCCGAGCTGCATCAGCTGCGCCGCATCCAGCACGCTGCTGAGCTGGCCTGCGGACTGCTCTGGCAGTTGCCGCGCAATCACAAGATCACAGAAGCGGCATTCAAGGTGTTGCGCGATGCTCTTGGCGGGCCGGGCAGCGCCGGCCTGGCGCGCGCGATCCGCGCGGCCAAGGACTACGGTGCGAAGGAACCCGTCTGATGACCGTCATCGCGCCTCACCTGCTCACCGCCGCCGAGCTCGCCGCTGCCCTGCGCACCAGCGAGCGCACCGCCGCCCGCATGGTCAACGACGGGTGCCCTTCTATGATGGTCGGCCGGCGGCGCCGTTTCGAGCTGCAGGCCGTGCTGGCATGGTCCGCAGAGCGCGCCGCACGCAGCCCGATGGAGACCCAAGCATGCCCATCCGACAGAACGCCGACGGGCGCTGGCACGTCGAAGTGTGCATCCAGCGCCGCCGAGTACACCGCCGCTGCCCGCCGGGTGCAACTGCGCGTGATGCCGAGCGACTCGAAGCTGAGCTGATCCGCGCCGCCGGCGCGGCGCGGCCTGCTGTCGTCGTGCCCGGCGATCCGCTGCTGTCCGAGCTGCTGGCCGACTATGCCGGACGCCACGCGCAGACCTTGCGCAGCCCGGACACCGCGCGCTACCACGCCTTGCGCATCGGCCGCTGGGTCGAGGGCCGCCGCGCATCCGAGACGCGCGAGGTCGCCGCCGCCATCCGCGACGATCTGCTGCGCGCCTATGCGCCGGCCACCGTCAACCGCAGCCTCGGAGCCCTGAAGAAAGCCCTGCGCCTGGCATGGGAGCACGGCCGCACGAACGCCGACTAGTCAAGCGCCTGCCTGAGCACAACGCCCGCACCGTCAGCCTCGGCATGCACGAGGTGCAGCGCATTGCCGACCACGCCAGCCAGCAGGTGCGCGCGACCATCTGGCTGTCGCTGTTCACCGGCCTGCGCCGCGGAGAGCTGCTCGGCCTGACGCGCGACGACATCGGCGCCGACATCATCACCGTGCGCGCCGGCAACACCAAGACCCTGCGCACCCGCACCGTGCCCATCATTGCACCCGCACGGCCGTGGCTTCAGCACGTGCCGCTGAAGATCTCTGCCGAAGACCTCAAGACGGGCTTTGCACGCGCGCTGCAGCCGGCATGCCGCAGGTCACCTTCCACGACCTGCGCCGCAGCTGCGGCACCCTGCTCATCCAGCACGGCGTGCCGCCGCACATCGTCAGCCGTCTGCTCGGTCACTCGAGCACGACCGTCACCGAGCGCGTCTACGCGCATCTGGCGCCAGAACAGCTCAGAGCCAGGCTCGATGTGCTCGCGGATTTACACCGGGATTTACACCGGGGACGCACATCGCGCGGAAGGAACGCGCTAAGTGCTTGATTTTATTGGTGGGCAGTGCAGGGTTCGAACCTGCGACCCCTGCCGTGTGAAGGCAATCTGACAGACAGAGCGACAACCGCTTCACTCTGTGGACGTCGTCACTGGAGCCAGATTTCGGCCGGTTTCC